CGCATAAGGATGTGCTGTCCCGGCGAAAGGAAATCGCCGACCGGCTGCACGATTTCGAACGCGACGGCGATCTGACGATCTGCGAGACGCCGACGCAGGATTTTGAGGAAGTCGCCGACATCATCGCCCGCGTTCGCGATACCGGGCTGTTGCCCGAAAAGGCCGGCGTCGGCCTCGATCCGGTCGGCGTCGCCAACATGGTCGATGCGCTGGCGGTGCGTGGCATCACCGGCGATCAGGTCGTCGCGATCCGGCAGGGCTACCGCCTTTCGGGCGTCNGTCGGCGATGCAAAGGTCGAACAAAGAGGCAATGCGGTGCTGATTACCAAGCAGGTCGCCGGCAAGGCGAAAATTGACCCGCTCGTTGCCGCCTTTGATGCGGCCATGTTGATGAGCAAGAACCCCGAGGCGGTCGGGGCGGGTATGGATAGCTATTTCCGCAGCCTCGCGAGGGCGGCGGCGTGAGCCTCCTCCGCAAAATGGCGACGTTCTTCCGGCGCCTGTCCTTGCGCAACCCGGACGGCTGGTATTCCGATGGCCAGCGCTCGGACGCGGGCGAGTCGATCACCGACCAGAACGTGCTCGCGATTTCGGCCGTGTGGGCTTGCGTCAATCTGCTGGCCGGCACCATCGCGTCGCTGCCGCTCATGGTCTACCGGACCAACAGCCGAGGCGAGCGCACGCTGGCGCGCGATCATCCGTTGTTCCGCATCCTGCATGACAGCCCGAATTACGACCAGACGGCCACCGACTTTTGGGAATTCTCCTCGGCCTCTATTGAGCTTTGGGGCAATTCCTATGCGGCGATCGAAAGGAATGGTGGCGGCCGGGTCGCGGCGCTTACGCCGTTGCGCCCGGATAGCGTCAGCGTCCGCCGGCTCGAGAATGGAAATCTCGAATACCGCTGGACCATGGACGGCGAGAACCATGTCGGCAGCGACCGCGCCATTCTTCATATTCGCNACCGCTGGACCATGGACGGCGAGAACCATGTCGGCAGCGACCGCGCCATTCTTCATATTCGCGGCTTTGGCGGCGATCCCCTCGGCGGCATGTCCACCTTGCACTTCGGCCGGCATGCTTTCGGCCTTGCCCGAGCGATCGATCGGGCGGCGGCCGGGACATTCAGCAACGGCATGATTGCGCAAACGGCGCTGACATTCGAGCGGTGGCTTACCGACGAGCAGCGCAATCTGGCCGAAACCAAGCTCTCGGAGAAATATATCGGCGCCAAGAATAGCGGGCGGCCGATCATCCTTGAGGGCGGGACGAAAATCGATGTGCTTTCGATCAAGCCCGAGGACGCGCNGAATCGCGCGGCTTTTCGGTCGAGGAGGTTTGCCGGTTCTTCGGCGTCCCGCCCTTCATGGTCGGACACACGCAAAAGGTGACCAGCTTCGGCTCCGGGCTTGAGCAACAGGTTTTGGGCTTCCAGAAATTCACGCTTCGCCGCCGCCTAAAGCGGATCGAGCAGGCTTTGGAAAAGCAGCTGCTTACGCCGGCCGAGCGGGCCGCCGGGCTCACCATTGAATTCAATCTGGAAGGATTGCTGCGCGGCGATAGCACGGCGCGGGCGGCCTTCTATCAGTCGGCGCTGGCCAACGGCTGGATGACGATCAACGAGGTCCGGGAAAAGGAAAACCTGCCTCGCGTCGTGGGCGGCGATGTGCCGCGCATGCAGATGCAGAACGTGCCGATCACCGAGGCGGGCAAGCAACAGGAGGCATTGCCGGCGCCGGCCGAAAATCAGGAGCCGGAACCATGAAAACCAAAGATTTCACCCTCCAAGTCAAGGAGCTGACCGAGCACGGCACCTTCGAAGGATACGGCTNATCGGCGTTTGGGAGGATTTGGCCGAAGATGCCAAGGGCCTTTACGGCAAAGGCCGGCTGATCCTCGAAATCCAGAAAGCCCGTGAGGTCCGCGCGCTGATGCTGCAAAAGGCGATTGGCGGGCTTTCCATCGGATATCGCGAAATCGAGACAGAGCCGGATGGCAATGTCCTCCTCCTGAAAAAGCTGGAGCTTTACGAGATTTCCCCGGTCGCATTCCCGGCCAATCGCCGGGCGCGGATCGAGGCCGTCAAATTCGGAGAGTTAGAGGCATTGGCGCGGCGCGGCGAGCGCCTCCAAGAACTAGCGCGGTGCTTCCGCGNGAGCCGATGCCGGCAAAGGAATTCGAGGAAATCCTGCGGGATGCAGGCTTCCCGAAAAGCGCAGCTGTACAGATCGCCTCTGTCGGCTATGCGAAGGCCATTCGGAGTGAGTCCGAGGGCAGCAAGGCGAACGAGCAGGCCGCGTTTCTTCAAGCTCTTTTGCGCGGCTGATTTTTCCCCTCACTGCGAAAGGACTCCGCTATGCCGGACCCCGTAGAAAAGACCGCCGAGCAGCTGGCTCTGGAGGTCAAAGCCGAATTCGACAAGACCATGAATCAGGTCAAGGAGATTGCCGAAAAGGCACTCGCCGAGGCCGCTAAGGGCGTCGGCATGACCGACGATTTGAAGGAAAAGGCCGACGAGTCTCTCCTGAAAATGAACGCCCTGACAGAGCAGGTCGCCGACATTGAGCAAAAGCTCGCACGCGGCGGCGGCACCAAGACGACCCCTGAAAAGACCATCGGCGAGCAGTTCGTCGAGGACCAGGGCGTTAAGGACTGGGCGCAGTCCAGCCCGAGCAAGGGCAAGGCGGACGTTCGCTTTAAGGCGACGATCACCTCCGCGACGACCGACACGGCGGGCGCCGCCGGGGCGGCTGTCGAGACCACGCGCCTGCCGGGCATCCTTGCCCTGCCGCAGCGGCGATTGGCAGTTCGTGACCTGATTTCGCCGGGGCGCATGGACGGCAACGCGCTCGAATACGTCCGTGAAACGGGGTTCACCAATTCGGCGGCACCCGTCGCGGAAACGGCGGCCAAGCCGGAGTCGGACCTGAAATTCGATCTGGTCACGNGACCTCGGCGAAGGTCATTGCCCACTGGATGAAGGCGAGCCGTCAGATTCTTGACGACTTCTCGCAGCTTCGTTCGATCATCGACCAGCGGCTCCTATATGGCCTCGCCTATGTCGAGGAAGGGCAGCTGTTGAACGGTGACGGCACTGGCCAAAACCTGCATGGGATCATCCCGCAGGCCACCGCCTATGCCGCCGCGTTCACGCCCTCGGCGGCGACCGCGATCGACACGCTGCGCCTCGCACAGTTGCAGGCGGCGCTGGCCGAGTATNCAATGACGACTTCATCAAGAACCTCGTCACGATCCTCGCAGAGGAACGCTTGGCGCTGGCCGTCTATCGGCCGGAAGCGTTCATTTATGGCGACCTTGGCTTTGTAGCCTGATCGATAGGCGCGGCTTTCGGGCCGCCCTTTCCTTGCCTTGAAAGGGAGTAACCACCATGGCCGAGTTTGTCGTGAAGCGGCAGCATCTTGGCGACCGTATGTATTTGCCGGGCGATACCCGCCAAGCGGCAGAAAGCGAGGTCGCGCATCTGATCAGGAACGGCGTGCTGCAAAAGGAAAAAGCGCCGAAGCCGGAAAAGGGGAAAGCTGAGACCGGCGTCCCGGCGAACAAGGCGGAAGGCGCGGCTCCGAAGAACAAGGGTGCATGAGCATGCTCGTCCCAAAGCATCGCCCGGTGCTCGTCACGCCGCCGGCTGCCTCGCCGGTCAGCCTCGCCGATGTCAAGAAAGCCCTCCATGTTCAGCACAGCGAGGATGACGGCCGGCTCCAAGACGAGATAGACGCCGCCGTCGCGCATTATGAGGGGCCGGATGGCATCCTCGGCGGCGTCATCCTTTCCGAGCAGCGATGGCGGCAGGATTATGATCGGGTCGAGCAAAGGCTGCTTTTGCCGCTGCGGCCGGTCGGCGATGTCGTCAGCGTGACGTGGAAAGATGAGGCCGGCGCCGAGTCGACCATCGGCAACACCAATTATGCGCGTCTGACCGATGCCGGTGGCCGCTACTATCTCCTCTTCCACGATTCGTATGAATTGCCGAACNATGCCGGTAGCCGCTACTATCTCCTCTTCCACGATTCCTATGAATTGCCGAACTACCTCTATGAGGTCGCCGGGGCGTCGGTCGAATTCGCCGCCGGCTATGAGACCGTCCCGGCCGACATCAAGACGGCCATCATCGTCCGCGTGCAATCGCAATATGACGAGGCGGCCTCGGCGAATGGCCAGAACCTTGAGCGGATCGAGGCAAATCTGATCCGCAAATATCGCCGTCCGGGGATCGCGTGATGGCTATTGCTGCCGGCGACCTGCGCGAAAAGATCACCATCGAGCGCGCCAGCTATGTGCCGAACGAATTCAACGAGCCGGTTGAAACGTGGGCGACCTATATCAGCCGCCG